TATTTGGTTTTGCAAGTCAATCCGACCCAAAGTTCAATGATGCAAAATCAGAAGGATATTCACTTGATGAAATAGCTTCCCACTTTTCAACCCAACAACCAGAACCATCTGGTGTACTAAGGCAAGCCGCAGACATCCCTATTAAAGTAGCTGAGGGTGCGATTGGATCAGTGAAGAGTTTTGCTGATTTGTTTGGGGCAGATAATGCGGTGTCTAAAGAGTTGGCTGGATATGAAGAATGGGTTGGTGGATTGGTATCCGCTGAATCAAAGCAAGACTCTAAAGAGATCGCTAGGATTCTAAAAGATGCAGAAGACAAAGGAGTCTACGATAAAGTAATCGCTGGTCTTGAGGCATTCTCTAAAGCACCACTAGAAATGTCAGCACAAAGCGTTGGGTATATGGTTCCCCAACTTGCCGCTGGTGTACTAGGAAAGGCCGCGCAGTTCACTAAGGCTGGTATAATTGGAGCGCAGCTAGCAACAGGTTTCGCTCAAGGCGTAGGTACAATCAAAGGTGATATTTACGATGCCACAACAGATTACCTGCGCGAAAAAGGTATGCCAGAGGATCAGATAGAACCCATTGCATCTAAAGCACAATCCTATGGTGGCGGAAACCTAGACCAAATGCTTATTGGTGGTGGACTGATGGCAGTAGATGCGCTTGGTGGATCAGAGGCAATTCTAACCCGTGTTCTTACCAAACAAGGCAAGCCAGTTAGTGAAGGCATCATCAAATCAATCTTAAAGAAAGGGGTTGAAGAAGCTGCTATTGAAATCCCACAAGAGGGACAAGAGCAAATAGCTACTAACCTAGCATTGCAAAGAGAAGGTTATGATGTTCCTACATTTCAAGGAGCAGTATCACGGGCAGCTATGGCTGGTGCTGCTGGGTTTGCAATGGGCGGTTCACTTGGTGGACTTGAAGCAATGAGTCCAGAGAAAAAAGCAGAGAAAGATATAAATGAAGCTGCTGATAAAGCCGCTAGAGATTTAGAGACTCCAAGTGGTAACCCTGCCGCAATGGCATTATCAACTGAAATAACAAGAAATCAAGATGCCATCGAGAACCTTAGATCAGACTTGGATGCAATGGAGCCAAACGATCCTAGAGCGCAGAAACTTCGCTTTGATATATCCGATAGGCAGAAAGCATTAACTGATCTACAGCTTCAATACCAAAAGATAACTGGTAATGACCAAGAAATCCCTGCTGTAAGCATAGCTGCATCCAAACGGATGGAGCTTGATAACAAGATCGAATCTCTTACTGAAGAGATCGGGATGGATGAAGAAGCATTGGCTACATTGGCAGAAGGATCACAAGAGAGGATCGACGCGCAAGCTGCATTGGATAAAAAGAAAACAGACCTAGCTTCCGTAAGCAAAGAGGTTGAAGGATTATCGTTAACGATAAAGCCACCAGTAGAAGCAGTCGCAGAAGCTGCAACACCCTCCACTACTATCGAAGAAGCCAAGACAAAGATCGAAGAACTCAACACAGAGTTTGATGCTTTGGATGATAATGATAAGGCCGGTATTGATAGGGTAAACACACAAATTTTCGCAGAGCAGAATAAGATCGCTGAACTGACAGCAATCGAACAAGGGGTCGAACCACAAGGAACAACTCCAACCAGTGAGATGGGTCTACCACCATCGGGTAGAACAACGACACCGACACGTCCACGGATGTTAGCTGGAGAGTTCTATGCAGATCGCCCTATACTCAAAGCATTCATGTCTGCTACAGACAAGGTAGTCGGCAGGATACCAGTCTTCAGCAAGAGGGCGCAGAAGCTCAAGAACGCCATCAGAACGGGCATTGCAAACAATGCAGGGTTCCTAGCTGGAACGAACACCAAAGTCATTACTAGCGAGGAATTCGGTAAGCTAACTGGGCGCAAGCAAGTAGCCGCCGACACTGGTACATACAGAGCTACATTTCTTAACGGACAGAAGTATCTTGTAGTTCCAGACATCAATCAAATGACTGGTAAAACTGTTCAAGGGGAACAGAGAGCCGCAAGTAAGGATGCTGCATTAGATCAAGAGTCACGGGCAGCAGCTAAGAAATTGGAAGAGGAAGTCATCCACCTCTCCATGTTCCAAGGTATCCAAGACGAATACAAAGCTCTCAAGAACCCAAAACTTTCAGAGCAAGAATATGTGGTAAAGCGACTCTCCGATATTGTTAAAGAGGTGAAGCGCACTAACCCGAATGCACTTCCGGGCGTTTCCAATGCTTACCTAAACGATAACTCAAAGCTCCTCGATGATCTTTCCTTCTCCCAAGAGTTCATGCGTATGGTCATCCAGCGTGTGCGTACAGGCCAGATCACAGAAGATTTAAACGCTATCAGACAAGCCGAGAAAGAAGCATTCTCAGACCAAGATAAGGGAGCTATCATCTCGCTCAAGAATTCCATCCTCAATGCACTTAGAGTAGTCCGAGATAGCATCACAAGATACCTTGGCAAGGGAACCTCTACTAAAGAAGTAGAGAAGATGAAGAACGCCATCAACGCTATCCTCGATGAGTATGGTATCGTGAAGGGAGAAGCTAACTACGAGTTTAAAGATTACTCTTCCGCTCAACCTAAAGGTGAAGTGAAAGCAGAACCTACCGAAGTTACCGCAACTACTGAGGAATCCTTACCAGTTGAAGCAGTATCGGAAACGATAACTGAACCAGCAATCGAAGCGAGGGCAGGGGCAACGCCACAACCATCTGCTAGATCAGTAAAGATTGAGAAGAAGATTACCCAACAAATCATTAATGACATTGAGGGACTGATCAATGATCTCAAGCCAATGGAAGATAAGAGTGGTAGACCTTATGTATCTAGGACAACTCTTAAAGGGAAGACGTATGCTAAGTCTTTAGTATCTCCGTTCTCGAAAGCGGTGAACTTGTATACTACATCTGCCCACACTGAAGCACTGAATGCATTCAATAAGGTACTGAAGGGAAATCCAGATGCATCTTTCTTTGATATCATATCTAACCTTTCATTGAGAGATATAAATGGTGACCCAGTAGTTACTTATGGATTAAGTCAAAAGGAGTTGGCTAACATAATACCACTACTTAATACGGTTGCTCCAACGTACAGGCAGATGATCATGGACTCTGATGCTTCTTTTGAAGAGAGATCAAGGATTGCATTGAGTATGCCAGCAATCGAGTTTGGTTTAACAAAGGCGGTAGTTAAACTAATGCAAGCTGCTGGACAAACTCTTAACTTTGCAAAGACACTTCGCCAGACAGGCGGATATGGAATGGCAGTAGAGAACTACAAGTCTAACGTCCAGAAATCCATTGGTAATCTATGGTCAAAGATCGGCGGTGATATGAATGATATCGCATCCTATGCTAGAGGAGATAGAAGGAAGGCCGTTGATAATGTAGCAAGTCTCTCAAAGGTTATTAGTAAGTTGGCTTCTCTACAGAAGATGGCGATTAAGAATCCAGAGAAAGCTAGGGATTCAATCCGCAAAGCTATCTCTGGGAAGAAAACAGAGCGGACACAAGAAATCCTATTAGACTTCAGTGCTAGTACGTTTGGAGATAATACAGAGAAGTTTGCCAACATGATCATTGATGAGACAGCTAAAGCTATCTTGTCAATCGGAACTAAGAAGGGCAGTTCTAATACTAACTCTACATACAAAAAGATTTATAAAGCTATCTCATCTGTTGCTAAACAAACAGCACAAGAAGAGGAAAAGAAAAAGCAAGAAGCTGAAGGGAAACCTAAAGCTAAAAAGCAAGAAGCTAAACGTGAAGGCAAGTTCTTAGAGCAAGTTGGTATGGTTATCGGAAACGATAAAACATATAAACAATTCATGGATGAGCTAAAGAAATCCATCCGCCAAGAATACCAGAGTGACGCTGCTTTCAATGATGATTACAAAGACCTTTTTGATATGCTTTCTACCCGCCAATGGAGCGAGGGAATGCGACAACAAGCAATTAAAGATTCAGCTAATGCCCTAGATTATAAGTTCGCTGACCTATTTCAGTACATCGGTAGCCATAGGAATGCCGCCCAAGAAAGCGTCAAGACCCACATACGATTTGAACTACAATCGATGGGGGCAACCGCTGAGATGGTAGATAAATTCACCGCTGATGTAGACAGCTATCTGAACGAAGAGACAAGGAAGGTTCTAGAAAAGAAAATTGGATTCATTGTAGATGAGGAGACAGGCAAGATCACTGGCGGTCAACTTATCAAAGACAAGATGCAACAATTGTCCACTACTGAGGGGCAATTCAAACTAGCTAAGACATTAAAAGGTCTAACCAGATTAGCTGCTTCCGATCAAAGAAACTTTATCGATAAGCTCAATGAACTTATCATTACTGAACTAGGATTTGATGAGAAAGCATCAGCCGAACTTAGTAAGACAGTCGAAGATGAGATCAATAAAGCGGTGGATGCACAGCAAAGTGAGAACTTAAAGCAAGCTATCGCCCGTGTTACGAAAACTCTAAGTGATAACAATATCAAACCCAAAGGAACTCAGCGTACAGTATTAAAACGCTTGATTGAACTAGCAAACATGGGTCAGCTAGATGATATGAAAGTCTACGAGGCATTTCGTCAGACTCATAACTTTGATAAGGGCTACCTAGAGTACAGCCCAGATATGGTTCAGACCCTGCGTGAGTGGGGAGATAGAATATCTGCACTACCAGAAGGTGTGTTACGGGGCATAGAAGAGCAGAAGATGGGAAGGTATATGTTAGAGAAGGGAGTCTTCACGACAACCGATTACCTTTCTAGTTACTGGTACTTCTCGCTTCTTTCCCAGACAGGAACTCAAGCTATGAACGTACTTGGAAGTTCATTCAATCTGATGGGTAACATTGCGACATGGGCAATCTACACAAAAGGAAAATCCCTTGGGCCAATGATGCGCGGACTAGCAAGAGCGGTATCAGGAAAGCAATCACCAGCAACTAACTCATTCTTATACGTCATGCAGACTGGGCTTAATCCATCTGGATTACAAGATGAGAAGATGATGATCTATCCTAAAGGAAATCTATTTGAGAATGCCACTCCAGAGAACGTACCTAAGTTAGTCTATAATCTCATTACATTCGGTGCTGACAGGGTACAAACTCCAGCATTAAACGCTCTTCTTAATACCATGTCTCCACGGGGAATGATGAGAATGATGAGGGCTACTGATGCATACATGAGAGAGGTTGCTTATGAAGTCAGGGCAGCATCTTTGGATGCAGCAGAGTTTTCTCAAGAGCAATACGATGCGGCATTCAGACAAGCCGAGGTTGAACTTCAAGCATCTAAATCTTCTGCAAAAGAAAAGAAGAAAGAGATCATCATTAGAGCAAATGAGATTCTAGCAAACCAAAGACTAGGAGCTAAGAAGAGGGAGTTTGCAGAGCAAGATTCACTTGAGGTAATGTATAGCCAGAAATCAGAAGGTTTAGTTGGACTGATTGCTAGTTTTGCAAACAAGATGCTAGATGCATATCCAGTTACTAGATTATTCATTCCATTCACAAACGTGTGCGCTAACGTATTGAATGAAAACTTGAACTACGCTCCGCTCGTTAGCCAGTTTAGGTTAATGAGGGCAGTGGAATTATCCCCACTCCTTAAAGGAAAAATCAAGTTGCGTCCCGGCACAGAGAAGAATCCATTCATTAAAGGAAGGGAAGAAAAGGCTGCTGATCTAGCTATCAAATCAGCTATTGGTCTAGCAGCATCAGCGGTTCCATTTATCATTGCCGCAATAGCTGGTGGAGATGATGAAGATCAAGATAAGGAACGACCATTCGTTCAGTTCTATTCTCAAGGGCCAAAAGACCCAGAGCAGAATAAGATCTGGTCAGAGAATGGTGGGACTAAATATTCAATAAGATTTGGAAACACATATGTCTCTTACCTCTTCACCCCTCTGGTTATTCCATTATCATGGGGTCAGATGATGAAAGAGGAAGCAGATGCTTTCAAAAAAAAGACTGGTGAAAAAGGAATCGGTGACGTTAGTGAGGCTGTATTCAAATTACTGGCATCTCCTGTGTCTATTGGATTTGTTGCGGCACTAGATCAATCCTTCTTAACTGGTATATCTGACTTGATCGAACTCAAGGAAGCTAGGGATTTGCCTAAAGCTGGCGCGGGGATCGCAAGGAACATTATATCCCGTATGCTAGTCCCCGGCGTTGCCCGTGATATTCAAAAGCTAATGGTGGATGAGAGATTGGAGGGTGATCTTTACATCACAAATATGCTGAAAGAATTCCCCGGCTCATCGGCATTCTTAGATAAGGATTTGAATTACTTCGGTGATCCAGCTAGGTACAATTCAATCATGCAAGAGAATGGGTTTACTCGCCGTGCATTCTCATTGGTGGGACGTATCACATCTACAGAAAAACCAGACCAAGCATTTGAGATATTGTACAGAAACGGAATTACACCACCTAACTGGAGTCAGTCTATGAGTTGGAGAGATAAGACTCCAATGACTAAAGCAGAGCAACGTGAGTTCATTTCTTCCGCTGGGCCAAGTATGAAAGAATTTATAATTAGGAATGAGGAAATCCTAAATCAAATGGATACGGAGACTGCACAGAAATATGTAGCTAATTCATTCTCGGCTATTCGTGGTAATGCAAAAAGGGTAATGCAGATTAAAAAATTATAGTGATTGACTATCAGAATTACTGATGTAGTCTATCAATAGCAGTCGGCTTGCTGATTGTTGTTTTCATTCGTGTTCATTCATTAGTGGCGCACCTTGGAGAAATCTGGGGTGCGCTTCTTCTTTTATCGTTTCCGATAAAAATATTTTCACATTTACTATAAATATATGTTGACGATTATCGGTGAAATGATAGTATCTATCTTGTGATCGGAACAACCTCCGTCCACAAAAAACTAATGAAAGATAAACCAACACCAACAGAACCAGAAGTGAAAACAGAAGTAAAACCAGAAGCATCTACAGTAGTAGATTTCGCACTCAAGCGTGAGATTTATCTTCGCTTGGTTTCAGCATCAGCATCGGACGGAAAGTTCGATCTCGGCAAGCTCCCAAATGCAAAGGCAGTAGTGAATCAGGGAGATCACCTTCGCGGCGTAGCCGAACTGCTGACTCAGTGCCTCAAATGACCATCACTAATAATCATGGGCTACCAGCCCCAATGTTCAGAGCATTGTCGCACGATGGCTACACCCCCGGCACTAGGAGGTCAGACATATCGGTGACAAGTTTAATCGGCCCACCGAAAATCAACCAACTCAAGAAGAGACATTCTGAGTCTATCACAGAAGACGCAGCAGACAGAGTGTGGGCATTGCTAGGTCAGTCCGTACACAAAGTAGTCGAACTGGCTGGCGGCGAGACTGAGATGACAGAGAAGCGTCTCTACATGGAGATCAATGACTATACAATAACGGGTCAGACTGATCTCTACGAGACAGAGAACCATACCATCTCAGACTTCAAGGTGACATCAGTATTCTCGTTCTTACTTGGAACCAAGCAAGAGTGGGAAGCACAGATTAATCTGAATGCGATGCTCTGGAGAGAGTACGGATACGAAGTCAAGAAAGGTCAGATCGTAGCTATCCTTCGGGACTGGCAAGCGAGTAAGGCTGAGTTTGACAAAGAGTATCCTCAGTGTGCAGTTCATATCGTTGACATTCCACTATGGGATAACGACGAGTGTATCCGCTATGCTACTGAGCGCATCAAAATGCACCAAGCAGCGGCGGCAATGGCAGATGACCACATCCCAGCCTGTGATCCCAAGGAACGCTGGGCAAAACCAGATACCTATGCCATCAAGAAAAACGGCAACAAGAGAGCAGCAAAAGTGTGTGAGTCCAAGGAAGAGGCAGAGAATCTTCTACCTACCTACGGAGCTAACCATTCGATAGAGAAACGAAACGGTGGAGATATGCGGTGTGAGCGTTACTGCTCAGTCGCTCCCTTCTGCCACTATTACCAAGCAAACTATAAAACTAATGAGTAATCAACTAGAGGGTCTAGAACCCAAAGACATCATCAAGAAAGTCACAGGAACAATCACAAAGTTGTTCCCAGAGAAACAACACGAAGGCAACTTCGGCCCATACACCATCCAGAACGGCGAGATCGAAGTGGATGGTAAGAACTACAAGCTGGCATTCTGGAAGAACACCCAGCCAGAGTCCGCTAAAGGCAGGACAGTAACCCTATCCTCAACCCGTGGTAAGCATGGGTTGAACGGAGTTACTTTCGAGGAGGAGAACTACAAGAACAAGGAAGGTCAGTCAGTCCATAACGAGGTGATCAAAGTATCTGCATCCGCTAGGGTGGAGTACGATGGCGCAAGTGATGAACCAGTCAGAGTTTCACCCAAGAGTATCGTTACCGATAATCCTACGGAAGCATTGGATAAGATCGTTGAACTGCATAAGTATGTAGATTCACTCGTTCGCCATGCTTACAAGGGAGTGGAAGACGAAGAAACCCTACGAGCCTACGTCTCGTCGGTCTTCATCGAAGCTAACCGTAAAGGGATTGTGTTCAAGTCTGAGGTTAAAGCTGAACCCAAAGTAGAATCACCCAAAGTGGAGCTAGACCCGGCTGACTGGGCATCTGCTATTGTCCCTAGTGGAACACAGAAGGGCAAGAAGCTCGCTGAGATCGGCAAGCCAGCACTAACCAAACTCTATGAGTTCTACTTGGAGAAGGGGTTCAGTACTCCATTCGCCAAGTGTGTTGAGCAAGCCGCCGCTGACCTCGACCTCGACGCACCAGTAGAGAACGACGACATCCCATACTAATCCCCCTCGGTTCCTCCCAGAACTAACCTTAACTAACACTAATGAAAAAAGAACTAGAACTATTCAGCCCAACGCAAGAAGGAATTCTTGTACCAGTAGCAACCTACCTCCGCCAAATGGCAGAGTTTGTTAAGACCGAATGGCCCGGCTTTGCCATCACCGAAAACCACATCAAGAAGGCATGGGCCAAGCTCCAAAAGAACGAGTACCTCGATGATGGCACGCCAGATGAGATGCTGGAGATGTATGAGAAGATGTCCGCTGACTGGGACATGGCACTTGAACTGGAAGAGGAACGCATTAACGTAGCTAATACCCCTGTCGAAGAACCAGTCAACGAATCACTGGCGTTGATTGAGAGTGTCAAAGATGGGCTAGAGTTGTCCTCCTTCACCAAGAAGTTCGACATCGGCGCGGGGATGACCCAATGCGTACCCCGTGGTAAGGTAGAGATGAAAGACTGGGTAGCAGCATTTGCCTTTGGTCTGACTCTCGAAAGCGGAGCGCAATGGATCGTAGGTGATTCCGTTGTAGCACTAGAGAATGCTGGTCACGATGACGTGATCAACCAACTCTGTGCTAACTTCAAGAAGAGCTACAGCACCGTCTCTGGGTACGCTAGGGCTTGCCGTGCATTCCCTGCTGAGAAGAGGGACGCTAGCTTGCCCTTCACGGTCTATCGTGAGATTGGTAATGCTAACTTCGGTGATGCCAAGACCAATGCCAAGAAGCAACAAGCCATGCTGGAGGTAGCCAAGGTAGAGCAACTCTCATCAGCAGAGGTCAGGAACAGGGTCAGGAACGAGCAAGGTAAGGACGATAAGTCTGTCCTGCCACATCGGTATCTGGTCTTGAACGTAGGTAACTACGGCAACTCGGAAGTCAAACGCTCAGTACCAAAGAAACTAGAAGCTCACCACTTCCTCATCGACAGACAAGATATGTCATGGTTCGATGCAGCACAAGGTGAGTGGGTCAAATTCTCAAAGGAACAATAATTTATGTCAGAAAAAAACCAACAAAACGAAACATCCAAAACAATTCTTGAGGCATTCAGCTTCATCAAATGTGAAGATGAGAAACTAAACGAACGAGTACACGCAATGGCAAGCCTGTTGCACACAGCAAGCATGATGGTAATCAAGTCTGAATCCCGCAAGGGTGAAGGGTTTGAGTGTATCAAATACTTGGAGCTTGCTTTCCTCTACTATAAAGAGAGCCAGTTCCGCAAGCGTTTCGATACGGAAGAGAAAGAAGAAGAGACTCCTCGTATCATCACCTAATTATCGGAAACGATAGAAACAAAAAAGCCCACAGGGATTTTACTCCTTGTGGGCTTATTGCTTTAGGCTTTCGGTGCTACTGATATGGAACCATCTATCTCCCCATCCATGAGGGTATCCATCCGCTTGAGCTTGGCATCTAATGAACTACAGACTGACTCTTCAATGTCTACACCAGCGGCGTAGATGAGGTACTGGATTGACTTAGACTTACCACCAGCCCGGTGTACCCTACCTAGCACTTGCTTGAGATCGAAGACCGAATAGGTAGGCATGATGAGAGCAACTCTAGAATGCTTGCCAGTTATATCGTGGAGGTTTAATCCTTCTCGACAGGCTTGGATAATCCCAATCATCACCCGTGATCGATCACCTTGGAAAGAATCGATATTTCCTCGTCGGATAAGGTCACTCTGACCACCATGAATCGCGCAAGTGGTCTTCAACTGATCTTGCATGAACTTGAGTGTCTCTGTGAAGTTGACTGCAATGAACACGCTATTCCCTTCCTCAATCAAATCCTTGACCATAGCACATACTGCTGGTGCTTTGAAGAGTTCGATCTTCTGACGGGCGCGAGTCATCTCTGCTAGTACTGCACCCATAGAAGAGGCGGCATTCTCTTGCATACGAATCTGTTCTACTCTGACCATCACATCTTCGTATTCCTTCGCTATCTCTCTGGCACTATCCATATCAAATGCTCTGGCTTGGATGAGCGTCTCTGGGAATGCATCACCTACATCAGAAGGTTTGAGTCTATTACCTTTGTCGGGGAAGATCAGACCATGAAGATTCTTGAGAACTTTATTGCCACCTCTGAACTGCATACCGAACTGAGTCTGAACGCATCCACAATTATTAAGGAAGCGGAAGTAGTCTTTTCCTCCTTGGTGCAAACCTAAGAACTGACCGATTGCCCACATCTTTGTGGGATCATCTGCCATTGTCGCAGAAAGAGCAATCGTAGGCACGTTCTGCACAACGCAATCCCGTAGCATGAAAGCATTCTGAGTATTACCTTGTGCTTTGGCGCGATGAACCTCATCAATGATAAGATCAGTATCTGGTGGAAGAGTGAACTGGAAGTGCTTCTTCTTGTCATCTGTCCATTGTCCAATCTTACTCTTGCCTGTCTTCGCCCACTCCCATCCGCAAACTTCGTAGGTTTCTACGCCGAAGTATTTAGCCATCCTATGCCAATCGGTAGTGATCGGTTTAGGACAGATAACAGCAACCTTCCTGCCCCGTTCTCGCGCAACTGCAAGGGCAATAGCTGTCTTGCCCATCCCAGTCCCATGACCAAGTAAGGCGCGATTATACTTGAGCATAGAACGAACTGCCAATTGCACAGAAGTCATTTGGTACTCAAATAACTTCTGAGGTTGGGCAAGAGGTGGTAAATCATACTTAATCTCAGGCTCAGGTTCCTTCTCATTGGCTGGGATTATCGGAAACGATAGGTTTTCCCTTGACCACCAAGCTAACTCCCAAGCGTCTCTAAACTTGGAAAGCTGGATGCCGAGGTCACCTAATGCTTGTTTATAATCTTCACGATCCTCGCGGTAAATATCCCAGAACTCTTGCGTGACGCTCGCCTTCCGAAGAAGACGAGGGCCACGCTTAGTTGAAGTGTTCATGGGTTGCGAGAACTCAACGGAATCTAGTAATGCTTTAAGATTCATTTCTCGTATTTGATTGCTGTCACTTTCTTGTCTGGGTATACAGTTGACTTGAACTTTGGCATCTCTTGTGACTTGGAAGAGGTTTGCCAGAGTCGGATGTATGCCTCTGGTGGGAGGCAGGTTGCTTGGTCTTTTTCTATGTAGCTCATTTGACTATATCTGTGTTGTATTTATTATTGATATGAGCAATCAGTTGTTTGAGAACTGATTGTTTGTTACCTTTGAATCCAAAGTCTTTCTTAACTTTGGCATAAGCGGAACCACGGGAATGCTTCATCCCCGCGACTTCTAACTTGAGTGCGCCCTTGATCTGGAGAAGAGCATAAAGCTCAAAGTTCTCTGCACCTTGGACTACATATTCGTTTATAGTGAACATAGGTTTATTTCTGTGTATCTGGTGTGTTCTCACAAAGCATAGCTTTCAGTACATCTACTTCGTTGGTATCAATATGAGTGACTCGTATCTCATCAGCGATTGACTGGATGATGCACATATCACCACAATATTGATCTTTTAAGACGCACGTCTCAAACCCTTCACAATCCTCTGTGATCATAATGGAATGAATTGTTCCTGTGCATCTGATTTGGTCGATTATTGCTTTATCTATTGTTCTCACTTCTTGTATCATTTTAGTTTTGGTTTTACCGATTACACCATGTAATCAGACTGCTCCCCACTATCGTTAAACGATAATGAGGAGAGTGTCTGTCTACTGATTTTCGCAAGCGTGATCGTAGCAAGCCTCTGCACTTTCATACGGCCCTTGGGAACCTGCTCTAGAATCAAAGTAATACCAGCCGGGATGCTCGATGCCTGTACATTCGATTGGGTCAACATCCTTGATGGATGAGGTGATCTCAACTATGAACTTCGAAACTTCTGAACCCCAGTAGTTATTATCATAATAAATCCAATCGCCATTTCTAACCATGCGATCAGCGAAGTTATTACACTCCTCGCGGAATGCTGTATAGTCATAGTCACAAAGCACATCACCAGCAGGGAGATATTTGAATGGGCCACCAACGCAATGGAGTGAGTAAGTATCATTCAGCATTTCTTTGGTAGCATCATCTAACTCAATGCTGTAATGCTCGTCATATACTCTTACTTCTAGGTATTGTTCTCTTGTCATGTTTTCTTTCTATTTATTGTTTCGTGTTTTTCTACTTACACTATGTAAGCAGACTGCTGGCGTTATCGTTTCCGATAACACCAGAGTGTCTGACTACGCATAGAATCTACCGTCACATACCCGGATGACTTGCTTGTCCTTCTTGGTAATGATTGTGACGATAGACTTCTTGGGAGTAATGGCGCGACATACGCCGATCTGCTTCTTGGGGATAGCATCGAAGAGCTTCCTAGCCTTCGACTTGGTTACTTCAAGCATAAATAAGATAGAATTATAGTGATTTGGAATATGAGAATAAACCCTACGAAGATAATTGTATCTCTACTCACGCGATAGCCTCCTTAGCTTTCTTGAGTTGGTAACCATGAGGGTTAATCCAGACTGAAGGAAGAGAAGAGCGGCGATTGTTACCATCACACAAGCCGCATTCAGAGCATTGAAGACCCTTGGCATCTGCTAAACATTCAATATCGTTAACGAGAGGTTTCTCGCTGACAGTGAACGTGCGAAGACCGAGGTTCTTTGCATACTCCACATTACCGGCATTGGTAGATGCCATGAAGTAACGACCATATGACTTGGCTAGATCAACTGGCATCTGATGCCAATCATGGAAGTAACCAGTAATCCTAGTAGCTAGGCTAGTGATGCTATGAATCATCTCAAGTGGGAGATGAGATGGATTGCCATAAGCACCGAAGCGAACGTAAGGCACAGAGAAGAAGTCATGCCATTCCCGTGTTCCCATATGAAGATATTCATAAGAGCCACGTTGATATGCTCGCCAGATTGCACCGAGAGGATTGTCATTTACATAACAACCTTGCTTGGATGCAAACTCACAGCCATTACATTGATTGTCTGCGTCAGCACCTTTCCGAGATTCAGTAGGATGCATACGAGCATCCATAATCCAAATCTGTATTGAGCGACCAGTCTTAATGTTCTTGCTTGCTCTTGTGGCTATGACCACAATGTCGTTGGTTTCGTGTATAATATACATTTGTTTCGTGTTTTCGCTGATTGGTTATAATCAGCTTGCTGCCCTGCTATCGTTAACGATAACAGAGCAGAGTAGCTAACTACTTAATGATGAGTAAGTCCATGATCAGAAGCTCCTCATATCCATAGACGGTTTTGTTATCACAAGCCTCACAGAGGTAACGACGAGCGTCAGGCTCAACGCCATCAACTTCCTCGCCACAAGTGAGACACCATCCGCGACATCCCATGCCGAACATCACATCTTTCATCTCTTCATCGGACATGACTGGGATGACATACTTCTTACCACTATCGGAAACGATATCTTTTGTAGTCATTTTGTATTGAACCCTTCATCACCAAACTTCTCACCTCTGTGAAATCCTTTGCAGAATGCTGTGATACAAGCATCCAGAACGGCAGCGGGAACGTGACCATAAGTCATAACGTGCGACCCGCCGCTCATAATACTGTAACCTTTACCTTTACCAGCAGACTGGATAGTAAGATCAAAGTGAATGCCTGTGACGTTGTATAGGTATTCCAACCTACCAACTAATTCTTTTTTTGTTATTTTCATTGTTTTCGTGTGTTATGACTCTGCGTTTGCGTTATGCTTTACGGGCTTGTCACCGATTGATTATCGTTTAACGATAACCAAGCCACATTAACCTTGCCGCCCAAAGCGAACGACAAGGCCACGAAAAACCGAAACTGAAAACCTAAATTGTAAAATAGCGATTGTCGTTGAAAGACTGCCTCTTCCCCGACTATTAATAGTATAGCACAAGACCCCTCCTTTGTCAATAGTTTAGTGTAAATAAATGATAATAAATCAAAATAATTTTATTGATTTATCGTTAACGATACCCTACATTTTCGCCCATGAAACAGAAAACCCCGAACGCCAGAAAGAAGTGGGACATGGATAAAGTGAGATCGTTATACATCCAAGGACATGAAGTGGCGGACATCGTGAAAATGCCTGAGTTTACTGGGCTATCCAGATTCTACGTTAAAAACGTCATGATCAAAGGGCAATGGTCAAAGCAGCGTCAACTCATTAGAACCCAGTCCACGGGGCTTATAGAGCGAACAATCATCGATGCTATGAAAGAGCAGACAGAGCAACATCTACGCTTTATGCTCAAGGAAGTGGCAGATGAAAGAGCCGAGATAGTAGCCAGAAAAAAGCAAGGCAACATCAAAGACCAGAAAGAGAGGCTGGAAGTGCTGGCAGAATTAGATAAAACATCACGCCGAACACTAGGATTGGATGACCAGAACGTAGGAGACAGAAAGGCGATGAGCGTAAATGCGATGATTTCATTGCACGTTACGGGGCCACAAAGAGCGGAAGAGGTGGAAGTGGTAGCCACGCAATATAACAACGCCGAAGTGGAAGAGGGAATTATCGTTACCGATAACGTGAAAGAGGAAGAGGAAGCGTGAAGAGGTAAAGTGAATCAGCCGGGCGGATTTGAGCCAAAAAAAAGAGCCGAAAAAAGGGCGACCCTCGAAAGGATCGCCCTGATTTCTTAGCTGTACATCAATATGAGAATGCCTTCACATATTGCAATCAATATGAGCAGACGGACGATAAACGTCCAGTGATATTCTTTCATCTTATTTCTTCGCTTTGAGATCATGGATTGCTTTAATCGCGTCCGTGTGACCAAGGATATAATTCCCTAGGCTCATCTTTGAAACGATTTGTCTAGTCAATTTTAACCGTGATTCATTGTCAGCAAGGATCGCGTAGCGTTCAATCGCTGTTAGAATGATGGCCTCTTGAATGGCCGCTTTATTTTCGAGCGATTCACTTTCAACGGGCGTAGATTCTTGCTCTGGTTTTGGCTCTTGTTTTGGGCTAAGTTTCTCTTTCACATTTCGCGGGCTTTCTCCTTTGTTTAATAAGGCAACCGCTTGTTTGCTAGTGTCTTCACCCTTGAGAAGCTTTGAACATTCCCGCAATCCGTAAAGATCGCGCACGTTTGCAATACTAAGACCCTTAGTCTCGAATAAAGATAGGCTCTTGCTTATGCTGATAAGATTGGGAACGGTCGACCCGCTCCAACGCTCTTTCAATTTATCGGCAAAGGCTTTCCCGTCTTCCTCTGGTTTGGTTTTAAATAACCATCCAGAGAAAAGGATAGCCTCGCGCACCGCAGATTGCCCGCTCTCTAATTTGCTGACAACGTAACCAACGGAATCCTCTACGCTGATATCACTCGAAGCTTTACCGCTTTCGAGATATCCAAGGGAGTTACGCTTGAACATTGAATCAATTGATACTGATTCACAAACGATTGACACTGACGCTGTTTTTACTTTGTTTGCTTTCATTTGCTTTGGTTTACCTACGTGCCATGCATTCAAATCAGATATTGATTTAAATCAGATATTCGTGATATCTGCCGATTAATTCGGACATTGCCCGCAGATTACCAAAGCAAAGAAATTAAGATTTAAACTATCAAAGATCAATATCGTTGCAACTCATGCGTTGCCCGATGCTTTTAAGATAGGATAAAAGACCATGAAAGTCAATAAATATATTTATCGTTGGACGATATTTCTGCGAGGGGAAATCAGATTCTTTGTCCACTGGTTTTTATTGGCATGGCAGATTAAAGGAATCTATTTTCTTATAGGAGGGCTGACGGCATGGGGGGACAGGTGGCATACCCCAAACTGGCGAAGGCTTCAGCGTTGACGTAGGCTCCAAATACTACAAAAACTGCTATTTCCAAATACAAAAACTCGTGTTTTCCTTTGTCAATAGACTATATGGTTATCGTTAACGATAACGATTCTCTAGGAAGAAGCAGAGTAGTACTGTTATCCAAGCTAGAAGTAGGGCTAGGGTTTGGTCGGACATTTCTTATTTTTCTGGAAGAAGGAAGTGCTTACTCCACGGGATTCTAGGAATTTGTTACAGGCTTTATTTATCTCGTCTGTCCTTCTTGGGGTTTTGTAACCTACTCTAGCGTCATCTGGGGATACATTTGATTCTAGGTTGAGTTTGTTGTGTTTCATAGTTTGATTAAGGTGACTCCCATTTTTTCTGCTGTTAGGAGGGCGGCTGGGTCAGTTTGGTAGATGTCTTTATAGAGGACTCTTTTTATCTTATAGGCTACTATGGTCTTTAAGCAGTCTGAGCAAGGTAGGAGGGTGGAGCAGAGTGTCTTTCCTTCGCCGGGTTGGGTGTATCTGAGGGCGTTCTGTTCTGCGTGGATGACGTACTTCCTTCTCTCTTCTCTGTCTGACCAGTCTTCTTCTATACCTTGGGGGAATCCGTTGTACCCTACTGAGGCTATGGAGTTGTCTTCTCTAAGGATTACTGCGCCGACTTGTCTCCATGGGTCTTTACTTTTCTTAGCTACTACCTTAGCTATGGACATAGCGTATTCGTCCCAGTTCATACTATATTGTAGTAGGCTTTTCCGTAGCAGCCCGCCCTTGCTAGTTGTACTGTACTACCTTCCTTAGCTAACCATTGGTCTAGGTTTTGTTTTGTTAGTTCTATGGGATGACCTTCGTGGGGTGGGATGTCTATCCATTCAAAGAGTCTGACTATTTTAGCTGCGCGTTTTGCGTTTTGGATAATCAGTTCTGGGTCATCGGTGTGCTGGAGGCAATTGTAAATCCACGCTTCATCGAATTTATCGTTACCGATAAAATCTTCCCCTCGGATGACTAAGCAATCTATTTTCTTAGCATCGTACCTAGCATAAGTCCATTGAGGGTATAATAGGGGATCGACAACCAACCCTTTTTCTAGGTTAGTTGTTTTCAGTAACATGGAGGTTGGGCCGCCGCCTATGTCTACTACGGACTTCCCTGACATAGAGAACGAATACCCTACGGTATGTAGTCCCATGTATTGGGCATAGACGTAGTGTTTCTGATCCTCGTCGAAGGTATTACAGCAGTCTCCCCAGTATTCTGATTCAAAGCTCATGGATAGTATTTGTAGAGTGAGTTAAGTCCGTTTCCGTCTGCGTACCATCCCCGACCCGTGTAGATATCAAGGATGTCATTGAAGTACTTTTCGTACATTGGTGCTACTTTATCTAAGGTGAAGTTCTTACCGAAGGCTAGGCAGTCTTGTGGTCTGATCTTCTTGATATTATGCATGGCATCTATGAAGTCACCCATAGTCCTGCATCGGTATCCTGTAATACCATGTGGGTTGTTTTCCGCGAAGCAGCCCCAGTCTGTAGTTAGAGTAGGAGTACCAGAGAGTAAGTTCTCTACTTGGACTCCACCGAAGGGTTCTACATACATCGAAGGGATGAAGGAAGCTGTTGCGTTGGACATTAACTTCTTTCTCATATTAACGTCTGCGTACCCTACATACTCAACGTGATCTGGGAGTTTGTAACCTTCCTCTTTTTGCCCAGCTATCACTAGTTTTTTACCTAAGATTTCAGTCGCTTGAATAGCGATTTCAACTCCTTTACCAGAATATACCCGACCAAGGTAAAGATAGTAATCCTCTTTTTTCTCGTTATAATCGAAATCATCAATATCAAAATAGTTGGGTATGACAACTTCATACCAGTCTTGTTTACAGGAACCTACACCTTGCATACCAGCATAAGCATGGTAGATGGCATAGGATTCAAATACTTTAAATCTAGCCCAGTGACCACCCGCATATCCAATGCCCGGTTCAACTACAATCATATCTTGATGAGCGTCACAGATCGGTCTGACTCCACTACCCCAGAAGGGGAGAATAAAGTCATTCTTTTGTTTTCTCTTACCTACTTCTTCAATAGCGTTTTTGTAAAAGGTTTGATAAGCATGATCACCAGTATCAAACTTAAAAAATGTCTTACGCCAGTCATGGCTTCCATAGGATTTTTTAAAGTCATCATTGGTTAATACAGTAACGTGTTCAGTGCATGGTAAGTCAGAGTCTTCATGCCCGTAGTGGATGACTTCATGCCCACGTTCGGTCATCATCTTTCCAAATTTAACTACTTTCTGTGTATAAGCACAGGCGTTAAATTGTTTAGATGAAACGGTATGAGGAAGCCCTAAGATATGGAATCTCATATACTTGTCATAAACTCTTTAAGTTGTTTAATCTTCTCATGTAGGTCTTCTATATGTTTAATATAAGAAGAATCTACTTCATAGGTTGTCCAACTTGTTCTGCAACCAAGTTTACTACAATCACGTTTTCTCATAATCTTGTTTCCTCTTTCTCTGGAATCACAGACGTTTGAGTTTGAACCACACTTAGGGCATCTTTTCATTAAGACTTGATTCCACGTTTACGTTCCATTTTCTTCATGGCTGGAGATTCCATCTTCTCATGTTTTTTGCTGCTGTTCTCACCGCATTTTTTCATACCGCAGCATGACTTACCATTGGATTTTGATTTTGCTTTTTTCATAATTATTTTTTCTTTTTCTTCATTCCTGCTTCACTCATTGCAATTGCCACTGCTTGCGCACGGCTCTTGGCTAGGGGTGCTTTCTTCGGGCCTTTAGGGTTGATACCAGCGTGGAGTGTCCCACGTTTGTACTCACCCATAACTTTAGCTACTTTACTTTTTGGTTTCATAGTCCGTCTATTCCATCTCTTAATAGTTTAAAGAACGTGGAGGCAGAGATTGTAACCTTCCAGTCTTTGTTGTTTTTCTTGTGAGCGCAAGCCCACGCAATGCCATTAGCATCACGCTCTGCTTGTTCGCAAGCCTTATCTAAATTTAAATTCTGTACGCACTTAACTTCAAAGTGGAGTTTACCTTTGAGTTCTTCGCATACTACGTCTGGGGAGTCTTGTCCTCCTGCGTGTTGCTGTCCACGTTTAGCGGTGTAACCTTCGGCGCGGAGTTGATCTCTCCACATTCTTTCTCCTCTGGCTCCTTTAGCTCTTGAGTTTATCATGATAAATCCTTTTTGATTAATTCTAAAATAGCTTTTAAGAGTCTCACTTCCTCCCGCGCCTCGTCGCGTTCTTTATTTGCTTCGCGCACTTTGCATTGAGCAATAACCATTTGATCTGTTGCAATAACAAACGCTTCCCTCGCCTCGTCGCGTTCACGGATTGCTTTTTCTTTTTCAGAAACAGCTTTATCCGCTCCGATATTTTCTGCGATTGACCTGTATTCTTCTAATTCCTTACGCATCTCGTCACGCTCGCGTTCTAGTCTTCTAGCGAACTCAACAGAGACAACTTTAAATAAGACTCCTTCAGAAGAATCTGACCATGTATTTGCGTCTGTATCTGGTGTCTTACTCATGGAAGCAAACTATCAATATCTTGTAACTCTGTCAATACTTTTCTCTGAATAAAGTATTCGTTGTAGATTTTCATTCCTTCGTTCCAGTAATTCTCCGCTATACAATACCTCTCTTTGTCTTGTGACTCCCAGATAGTAAGTGCCGCATCCATGAATCTGGATGCCTTCTCGTATGCTTTATCTGTTGACATTAGAATACCTCCTCGATGCGTGAAGTCTCCCCGTGCATGATAATATCTATCCTGTAATCTTTCGGGCCGCGCCTGTTCTTCTTCACGGTCACTTGGCTTTTAGTTTTCAGATGTTCAACGTAAATAATCTGATTACTGTGCATCCCAATCGCCCGGCTCTCTCGTAACCTTCCTTCATCATTTAACTGGGAGGCTGTTAGCAGCACGAGTTTGTTAACAGATGCTGATACTTTTAACCTTCTTGTGATCTCAGAGATAGCATTCTCTCGGTTGTCTACACCTTCAATGGATACGATCTGGAGGTAGTCTACGATAACCACATCTGCTCGGTTTTCTCCCACATATCGGTTAATATTGGCCTCAATATCGTTAATATCACTGATGGCATCTATGATTTGAAGTGGCATACCATGCAATTTGGTCAGTGCATTTGTGATTGCGTCTAGTTCTACCTTGTTTGCGTTGAGATATTCTGCTCTTTCGCGGATCGGATAGCCAGCCAAGTTGCAAGCCATGCGAGTTAAGATGTCTTTCGCGTTCATTTCTAGTGAAAAGAAGATAACGGACTTGTTGTTTAGCAGATTTGCTACTGCTGCTTGGACTAGGAAGATGGATTTTCCTCCACCTGTCTCTGAAGCTACCGTCAATAACTCTCCATGATGCAGTCCGCCCCTCAATGTTCTGTCTAATCGGATCATTCCTGTGGTAAAACACTCTTCTTTAGCCTTACCTTCCATCTCGTCGATGATCTCCAAGATAATATCTTTGACTGGCTTGATTTTTACTCCCCGATCCTCTGAACATCTCATTATCGTTTCCGATAATTTCTTCAAATCAGACTTTCCTACGCGAATATTTGGTTCTTCTTCCTCGATAACCTTGATGACATCGCGGTATCCTTTGTTTCTGACTAACTGCTTGCGGTAATCGTCCGCCATATCCTGACAAACCTTCCCAGAAGCAATCTTCATGGTGGAAAGAATCTCATGGACTTCGTTCTCTCCTCCAGCCGCTTCGATCTCGCCTGTTGCTTCTAACTCAGCAATGGCAGAAAACGGGCAACAAGCCCCTGTTCGCTGGTGAACCCCTTGGAGGGCAGTAAAAACCTTCCTGTGAGGCGGCAGAGCGAAATAATCCACATCCCACGTTTGTTGTGCGAGGATGTTTCTGTCTATTGCGATTAAAGCTAACGCTGCCGCTTCGCTTTTGGTGGCTATTGGGACTACTTTCATTAGTGGTGTCTTTTTCATTAGAAGGATTGTCTGTAAGGATTCTGATCAACTACATTCTTGGAGCGGATGACCCAAGCGGTGAGGAACGCACGGGTGTACTTACGGTCTGGGTGGGCGAGTAGCCATGACTGAGCGTTCTGCGCTTCCTTCTCAACATCCTTTTCTGGGTTTAGTTTTTGAAGTTCTGCTAGGAACTCAGCGTCTACTGGTTTTTGCACTCTAGGCTTCCTTCCCTTGGGTGGGTTAGCGGCGGTAGGTTGCTGATTAAATAATTCAGAGGTCTGGAATCCATTTGAAGTTTTATCATTTGTGGAAGATGAGGCTATTGCCGAATTTTCCTCTTCCCCTTGAAAAGGGGTTAGGGGTTTTACTTCTATGTTTTTAATCTTTGTTTTAATCTCTGTTATTGCTTCCGCATCTTGCGGCATTGATCCCGCACCTTGCGGAATGAACACCGCCTCTTGCGGGATGGTTGCCAACTGAAAATCTGTCATTTCATACCCTCGATCCTTCAATAATCTACGCAAAAAAACGAGGTCGATTCGATACTGGAGTGTCCTATCATATCTCACCCTTGGGTTGCTTCTGGTCATAAAAACCCCTTTTGTGACAAGAGTAGAAAATGCACGTTGGATTGCATCTTCACTAAAAGCACACATCAAATCCTCGCGCATTTCACGGGCTGATTTATAAATCCAACCATAGTTGTATTCATGTTGTGGTAGGTCAGATTCAGCCAAGCGTTTGTTCTCTTCAAAAATCCAGTTATTGACCGTATCAAGTGTTTTTGTCCAATACAGCATTTGTCCTAGAACCAATGCCTGAGTTACATCTTGAGTTAACATCATTATGTCCTCTCTCAAGACTGCCTTCTTCATTCTGACGAATAGGCGTTGAGGTTGTTTTACAGGTATCATTTTAAAAAAGGCCACCCTCTCCATAGCAGCAAAAGTCCGGCGAAATGACGGGTGAAGAATACCTACTAAGGAGCGGGTGATATATGGGTTTCAATTTATTACTTTTGATTTTCGTCTGTTCTTCACGCAGACGGCACGATTGCTCGTACAAGACAGACACTACTACATCTAGTGATAGTGTCAAATCTTTTTTACAATATTTTTATCGGTAACGATAGTCACTCTAGACTAACAGACTTAATTTCATTCCGCGACCATTGATACATCTGGTCATTGATCTTGTCCCAGATTTCATCAGCGTCATCTTCGTTCTCACATTTGTAGATGCAGCGTTGTTCTCCGATAGCATCATCCTTGATGAAGAAGTTAGACTGGTAGATTGTTAGTCCAGTTGCGGCGGTAGTTGCAACAACAGCAGTATTATTTGGTTTGAGTGCCATGTTGCAGATGCCTTGGTCAGATTCATATTGTGCAAGGAACCCAGTATTTAGTGCAGTAGCTAGAGACATATTTGTAATCAGAACTGTTTGCCTAACTGCGGCAAGCATACGTTCTGCGTCTTTATCTACTTCGTTGTTTTCGTTAGTGTTATCCATAAGCAAATAGACTATCAAAAAAGTGTTGACTTGTCAATAGGATTGGTTTACTTTTAATTGAAATGAAGCATCCATTATACGAAGCCTACGAATCCTGCATGACTGCCTATGAGCAGTCTCGCTACATTCGTTCTATTGGACGCAAGACCTTTGCTAATCAGCTTCGGGAAACCCGCAAGAAGCTAGGAATGACAGTCAGGGAACTGGGTGACAAGATCGGTGTGACTGGATCGTTAATCAACCAGATCGAAGTAAATTCAAAGAGCATTCTGAAGAAAGAACAAGTAGATAAAGTGATCGAACTATGCACACCTTCCTCGAAATCGAAAACGGCAAGTACTACGTCCGAGTCAGTCCCTACTCTGCCAGCAACCCCAGTCCCATGCACGAACGAGGAAAACCTTTCCCAGACAGCCTCAGGCCAGACTACGACTCACTGGAGTTGGCCGCCATCGGACTTCAAGAGTTAACAAACTACTATCAATGCTTAGTAGAAAAAAAGGTTTCAAAAAAACGGGGGCAAGGTTAAAGCCTGTTTCAGATAAGCGTAAGGTTCTAAACAAAGAATACTCTGAAGCGAGAAAAGAATACTTTTCCACTCACCCAAACTGCGAGGTATGCGGGGCTGGAGCTACAGATATTCACCACAAAGCTAAGAGAGGAAAGAACCTTTCCAACCTAGAAATGTTTATGGCAACGTGCAGAACGTGTCATAACAGAATCCACGATAATCCTGCGTGGGCAAGAGAATTAGGATATTTAATATATGAGTTCAAATAATACATTCGTTTCAATGATCATCTGCGAGGGATACCATGTCGATGAAAACCAAGTTAAGATTCTTTTCCAACAGCAATTCAATCAATGCTGGGTAAAGAAATCAGACATTAGAACCATTGAAACACTAGGCTTCCACGATGGACGCAAGTTCGTTCGTATTGTAATCCCAGAGGAAGTAGCAAACACGCTAGAGCTTCAAGGCATTCTGGATTAAAGCTATCCTTATGTGCTGGTCATGTGCAATTACCAGTCACCATTCTCATCAGAAGAATAGCTATCATCATCTGAGAAGGATTCGACTGGCTTTTCTTCTCTAGCCCAGAATCGGTTAGTTGGAACAGCTTTATCGTTTCCGATAAAAACTAGTCCAAACCTACGAGACATTTCGAGGCAGTAGAGAAAGCTATCTGCCAAATCGGGCGAGTATCCAGTGCGTCCCTTGTAGTCATCTTTAGTCTCTACAGAAATCTTCTTGGATTTAATGAAATACCTACGGATACAAAGTTCTCGCGCCAACTCAGACGCTGCACCAACCCCGTAGATCACTCGACTCTTAAAGCCGTGATAGGCTGAGTACCAATATTCTGATACCAATCTATCGTAAACATCCTTACATGGGCGTTTATCAACCTCTGCTGCCATACGCTCAGTAGGTTTACCCATAGAAGAAATGAGAGCGATAGAATGACCACTAGCATCATATCTCAACCACTCGCGTATGATAGCTTGTGCGACTCGACCGCCATCACCCGATACGTCCATACCAAATTTGGTAGGCTGAACTCCAGAAGCCCGGCATAGCTCGACTACTTCTTTAGCTAGACCAACTTCAAACTCAGCAGCTTCACGGGCAGATAACTGAATGACTTTTTGTTTCTCCAACCACATAACACGATTACGAGTCCCGCGAATGTAACCTAGTTTAGCTATAGTAAGCACACACCTATCTCCACCCACTGTAAAAGCGGTATCGAATCCAGCAACCTTGTGGAAACCTTCTGAATCCCAAAGCGGTTCTTCGTCGGTATCAGCGTTACGAATCAGATCAGCGGTTAGAATGGTCTGGGCGAATCCCGATTTCGGCCACCAGCCAATAGCGTTACGAACATAGTCAATTGCATTTTCATCACCATAGCACTGTTTGAGCATGACTTCTTGTTTCTTGCGATCCATCAAGAACGGGAACGGGGATGGTTCATGCTCTGGCGCGGCGAAGTTTGGTGAGCGCATACCATTGTAAAACAAGCAAACTCCAGTTTCAGTCTCCCACTTATCCATCTCTGGACTGACAGTATCAAAGTTAGAAGCACCTTTAGGCATAGCCCAGCGAGTGTGAGGATTGTCACCAGCAGACGGGTTTCCAATACCGATAAAGACTACATCATTATTAGCGGATAAGTTAACACGGGCAGTAATCGCGCCTAGTTCCATTTCGGGCAACTCATCAAGTGCTAATCTAATCCGATCATTCTTACGTCCACGGGTAGTATCAATAGCCTTCTGCCCCTCGTTACCAGACTGGAAAGCGAGAGCCTTGATAGCATTGCGATAGTCCTTATCCTCATCGTTCGACCCACCGCCCCAAACAATCATGTGGCGATAGTCGATTAGCTTACCAAACTGAACAGCAGCGGACTTCCACAACTTAGAAATGATACCCCAAATACGATCTTCGGACGCACCAAGAGTAGTAGTGGCAACCCAAGATGAAGTGCAATGCGGAGCAGAACACCAGTCAAGGTACACCCAAAGCCCAACTGGAAACGACTTTCCCATCGAAGCCGCGCCAGCCAAACAGATGTCATCATTGTTGCAGAGTTCTTCCAGAGTTCTCAATAACTGAGTATTGGTATAACCTCGATTGACAATAGAAACTTCCGTGGGCCATTGAAGTTTTACTGCCTTCAAGAAATGCTCGTATGGAGTGAGTAATTTAAAATCTGAAAGATTTATATTGTGCTTATTGCAGTAATCTCTTCCGTATTCACCCTTGCTTATAGCGTAGCAGTATAGCTCTATACCTAGCTCATCCATGTTCTCAGGGAATTTGATACCGTACTTTTGGATGCCTGTGTTTCCAGAAAAAATTCTTGACATATCAATAATAAAATATATTTTCAAACGAAAGGCAAGATGAAACTCAAAAATAGAAACCTAGCTCCAGTCGGTGGGTGGTACTACAAATACGAGATCAAGCGTGATAAACTCACCTTTCCAGCTATTGTGTATGGAAGCACATGGAGCAGTTTGATTTCAAACATCCAAAAAGATTGCCGTTCTAATGGAGTAACCATTCCAGAAAACATTGAGCAAATTGTAGAGGATCAAATCTGCCAACGCCAACCAAGTGATCGTTGCTGGTACGCTGATGGATTGGGAGATAATATAGCCCAAGCAATTCATACTGTAGCGAGAGTAGCTGACAAGGTTCTTGGAACTAAACTTGAACATAAAGCAAGGGGATGTTCTTCTTGCAATCGCCGCAGGAATGCGCTTAACTCGTTATCGTAAACGATAAAATATTATGCTATCAATAGGACAAGACAACTTTTCACTAGCAACTTTAGATCAAGATGGCAAGCCGCCAGCAACACGAATTTCCAACGCTAATCATGCGTGGAATATCGCTAACCACTTGAGGCAAGCCAACATCGGACGCGAGAACAAACGCATTCGCATTTACAAGGCTTACAAAATGTACCCCCCTACAGGGTACAGCAGACTTGCTGAAAAGCGATTACCTTGGCAATCAGACGTTAACTATGGACAACTTGGATTTATCGTTGATAACCAGAAGTCCAGTTACTACGATGTAATTACTGAGCGTCAGGCTTGCTGCACAATCAAAAGCAAGTTTGGTAATGAAAAAGAACGCCTTGTGAACTCTGAGAACATTGCAACGGCATTCGACCAAGCAATCCGCGAATGGCCCGGCTACCTTTATAATACAGAGCAAGACCTAGAAGAAATGCTCTTGTACGGAAAAGGTATTGGAATGTGGGATAGTCCGCTAGGATGGATGCCAGAACACGTTTTCTTATCTGATCTCCTTTTCCCAGATGATATTCGTATCGACTTCTGTAACCTTGAAGAGTTTGTGCGCCGTGTCCGCCTGACTCCTTACGAGTTGTACAAGAAGATCGAAAATCGCGCTGCTGCTGAAGCGATGGGATGGAATGTAGATGCAGCTATTGACGCTATCCGTTTCCACCGCTCATTCAATAACCACAGGAAGACCCGCGAAGACTTTTTCCGTACCATTAGCGAATCAGGATTCAACTGGTCACTTTCTGTAAACCAAAAGATTGATCTCTACGAAGTATTCTGGAGAGAGTTTGATGGCAAGATTAGTAAGGCTATTGTTCTTCAAGATTACCAACCAATCGCTGACTACATTAACTCTAATGTAAAAGGGGCAGGAAAGATCAGCGAAGATGACATCAGAACCCAACACGGGTTTATGATGCTCAAGACTGGCGCATTTAACTCATGGGATGAGATCATGTATATGCTAACTGATTCAGTTGGTTCTGGTCTATTCCAAGACATTAAGAGCCAAGCCGAATCCGCTTTCGTCGCTTGCCGTCAGTACGACTTCACAATGAATAGCCTCGTTGATGCTGTTCGCCTTAACTCCATGTTGATGATCGAGGGGCAAGGGCCAGATGCAACTAAGATGCTGAAACAAATGGAATGGTTGCCAATCAGCGTATTGCCAGATGGAGCTAAGTTCATTCAGAACCGATTCCAACTCCCAGTAGCAGAGAGCATGAGCTTCATGCAATTCTTCATGGGAGATATGTATAGGGGCATGGGTCAGTATCGTATCAATGCACCTACTGGTGGTGGAAAACAACGCACCAAAGGAGAAGCGGAACTAGATGCGGCGGAATCAGCTAAACTATCTGGAACACAGATTCGCCGTTTCAATGAGTGTCAAACATTGTACTTCAAACAACTCTACAAGAGGTTTGTGAACGCTAAGTCTAGTGATGATGGGTATGAATACGTTAAGAAGTTCTACGAAATCCTAGAAGAACTGGGAACACCCAAGGAAGCCGCTGCTTGGAAGAATATCACTAGCATCCGTTCTAACCTTATCAATGGTGCTGGTAGCCCGTCATTCAAGCTAATCACGGCTGAGAAGCTACTTCAGATCACAGCTATCACACCAGCCAACGAAGGCCAAGAGAACGCCGTTAAGGATGCTATTGCTGCCCTATCTGGACGTGACAACGTATCAAGGTATCGTAATACAAAGATACCTAAGATCACTGACGTTAATCGTGTGATTGGATTTGAAAATGCAGGAATGACTGATGCGTTTGTCAATCCGCAGAACTTCCCTGTATTGCCAACTGATCCTCATATCGAACACGCTGTTGGTCACTTGCAGGATATGATGATGCAATTGCAGATGAATGCACAATCTATCCAAGAAGGTCAACCAGACATTGCTGATCTATCATTGGCTATGCGCTCGGTGAAATTCAAAGGTGGTCACATCATGGCTCACGTTGAGTACATCAGTAAGGATGAGTCTAAAAAGGATTTCCTCAAGCAATTCATGCAGGGAATGCAAGAGGCTCAAGGGATGGCAGATCAAATTCAGTCTGTATACCAAGAACTCGCACAAGCCGAAGCTCAGAAGCAAGGTCAGCCAAATTCCGAAGAAGACATCAAACTTCAATACCTCGCTGCAAAATCTGGTATCGACATCGACACCAAGAAACAACTTGCCGACATTGCGATTGGCAAGTCTTCCATCAGCCATGCTCAACGTACAGAGCAGCGCAAGGAACAAGGTATTACTCAACTTGCCCTACAGAAAGCCAAAGCTCGCCAAGAAATCCAAAAGGAAAAGGCGAAGATGGCAGCTATGCAGGGCGAGACTCCAGAACCAAACGAACAACCAGAGACTCCCGGTCAGCCAGAAGCTACCGAAGTTGAGGAAGTTGAGATGGAGACCAACATAACACCAATGCAACAATGACCACAGAAAAAGTAAAATCACTATGCGCTGCCATTACAGCACACGAAGATTGGAACAAACTACAAGCATACCTACTGCTAAACGTAAACCCACCAGACGGAGTAACCACACTAATCCATGCAATCAAAACTATTGATGCTATTGGAACAGAGGAACAAGGAGAGTTTAAAAAAACAAAATCTTCTTCAAGAAATAAAGAGACAAAAGACAGTACGATTGACCCAGACCTCGACGAAAACTAATTTATGGCAGACACAAACGACACAGCAGCAGTAATCAAGGAACTACAGGATAAACCCCAAGTTCCGATCAAAGGTAATACATCTGACTTCCTAAAGAAGTTCAGCAAACAACAAACCGACGATGGAAAGCCTAGTGGAACAAACATGGGTGATCCAATGCTGGGAATGCAAAGACACAATGAAGAAGAACCACCAGAAGAACCGACAGGAGTTAGCGAAGCTGAAATCACATCCGATAGAACGGGTAAGAAAAAAGGTTTCGTTGAAAGGCAAATCGAAGAGAACCGCAAGCTCAAAGAAGAACTTGAAAAGTACAAGCGAGACGAGGTTCCAAAGTTTGAAACCAAAATCCAAGAACTTGAGCGATTGGTTGCCGAATCAACATCAACAAAAGAAACCAACCACTACCAAGAACAGCTTAACAAAGCGAACCAAGAGAAGAATGAGGTTGAACAACAACTCTCAGAACAAATCAAAGACTTGCGTAGTAAGTTGGACTTCCATGATATTACGAGCAACCCAGACTTCAAAAAGACTTATCTTGAACCCATCAAAAGCACTTATGATACTGCGAGACAGTTGCTATCGAATGATCCAACGCTTCTTTCAACATTCTCCCGTGCGGTTAATGCAAACGCCTCCATCTTCAATGCGACATCCGAAGAAGATCGTAGAGCAGCAGAGACAGATCGAGATCAAGCGTTTGAAGAAATCACGAACTCGCTCTCGCAATTCAAGCAGTACCAGTTCGCAGAACAAGTCAACAGCTTCATCAAAGCAACTCAAGGGCATCACGCAGCTCTTGTCAACTTTGAAGAAACCAAGCAGAACATCATTCACACCACTAAACAAAAAGAGCAAGATGGTCGGAACAAGTATCTGAACCAGTGGCGCGAAAGCTACAAGAATACCCAGCAAGAGATCGACAATGCTACATCAGTGCCTGACGCTGTTGCTGATTACATGAAAGAAAAAGGTATCAAGTATGATATTAGCCGCGATGAGGCTATTGCACTTTCAGCAACACAGCAGAGCAGTGAGCAAGCATCTGTAGAAGATATGAACCGCTTGATTCATCAAGGCCGGGCATATCAGAAGATTCAAGCTCAGTTAAAAGCCTACCAAGAGATGGTGAAAGAAAAGGATGATTACATTGCCCAGCTAAAGGGATCATCCCGCATGACTTCATCTCCTAGTACATCGGATTCCCAGAAGCCAAGAATGAGCATGACAGAGGGACTGGCAGCGAAGATCGCAAGGTTCTCGCCGCAAAATCGGTTGACAGCATAGCCCACATTCCTAATTCTGGTTGTCATAAGGGGGAGGTAGATTGCGCTACCTCCCCCAACTTTTTTTAAAATAATCTCTTGACACATTAATTAAGATCATTATTGTGCGTGTAAGAGATAGCCGAAATTATCGTTTACGATAATATTAGGGATTCAACCGCACTCTGGTTGGCGAGTTATCGACCTCGCATTAAAAACGATTTCTGGACAGAAAAATCTCTGGGTCGGTTCCAGCAGAGGAAACCAAGCACTCGCTTGCTATTCCTCATGGTTTAGTTTGCGGTGCAAAACCAAACTAAACTAAATAAAATAAAATCAATGAGCGATCAACTCTACTTCAATAGTTGTGCTGAGATTGACAGTTTCTTCCGCGAGGGCCGCGAATATTTCAACGACCTCTATGTTAAGAAACTCGTAACGAACTCTGCATATTTCACCCGTTTCGAGGAGCAAGCATGGCCTCTTAACCATACAACTGAACAGAAAGCATTCCGTTTCGGACGTGGATTCCACGATCCTTGCACACCTTTCCGTCAGATCACTGACACCTACTGCGAGACTGATTCTTGCGATAGCAAACCAGAAGTGATTCAACGCCCCGGCACTGAGTCCTACACTTTTGAATTGCTCCGTAAGGAAATGACCACTGACTGGATTTGCGTTGAGAGCTTGCTCTACCGCTTGTTCCCTGCTGAAGAAATCCTTCAGTTTGAAGAGTCGAATGCTCGTATCACCAAGAACGTCCACGAAGAGTTCCTTCGCTCGAACTACATCGGTGGTTCTGGACACAAATGGATGGGCATCACTACGGATGACGGAACTTATTGCGGCCTCGTTGACGATGGCGCATGGTTCGTTCCAGAGCATACCATCAATAACGAAGCTGGTTACGACCTCTGCGCTCTTCGCGTTAAGATCGCTACGGCTGACCTTGGTAAGATTGCTTATCTCTCGCTTGATATGCTCGACGATGCACTTGTTGACCTCCAAGACGAAGATGATGCTTTCCGCCTTGATCTCCAAGACGCGACTGGTCAGCCTTTGCTCGACATCGTTATCCCTGACCCACAAGTTGGCCGCGCGCTTTACGTCCAAGCCAAGCGTAACAACGGTTACTGGGATGCAAACACCGATTTCGACGAGCGTCTTACTCGCTTGAAACTCGGCATCAATCGTATCATCGGCGACTACGCCTTTGGTTACGACATCAACTCCGCTCGTTTCAACGCTGACTCGGCATTCAACGCCTCGCTTCCAGCTTTCAACGAAGCTGACCCTGCAACATGGCCTCGCCTTGTTCGCGTTCCTCGCTACATCAAGACTGTTCTTGAGCAAGGTTGCGCTTACATTCCTAACCGCGCTTACCGCAATGCCGATTTCGGTATCTCGGTTGCTATGGTTAACAAAGCCATGGTGAAATGGACGATGCCTTCCAATAGTGGATACGGCCAAGCCCAACAAATGACCCAGAACTACGCTGGTGATTGGGAATGGAAGAACCCAGATTGGGAGTGCAACCGCTGGCGCAAAACGGGCTTCTATCAAGCCCAGTTCCGTCTTGCCGCACAGGTAAAAGACCCAACCATCATGCACAGCTTCTTGCATCGTATGCCTAAGAGCAAGAACCTCTACGGTTCCTGCTGCGAAGTGCAGACCTATATCGTTCCTGAGAACAATCAGGATTGCTATAGCTGCGCTGGTGTAGGTGACATTGTTGTGCCTTCCTAAGTTAAACAGGGGAGGGGCGAAAGCCTCTCCCCACAACCTTAAATAAAATAATATGTCTAATTCACGACCACTCGCTTATGATCGGGTTAACCTTTTTGGCCCGATTGCCGTTAACCTTCTCGCTGCTGGAGATGCTGATCTTCTTGTTCTTAATGACCAAGACACTAAGTTCTTTCCAACTAGCATCGTATTGGAGACTGCCTATGCTCGCGGAACCACTGCTACCGATCCTATTGTGATCGTTGACAACGGAACCACTGGCGAAAACATCACCTCCTCACTCACCATCACTGACTCTCTTGATAACCAAGGCCGCTACAATCCACTTACGATTGCCGCTAACCCTTACGTTATCACTGGTACTGGCAAACTCCGCTTGCTGAAATCCACTGTTGGTGCTG